TCCGCCGTTGGTACATTGACGGCCGTCTATACTATCATAAGGTAATTGATCCTAAAAAGACAAAGGACGGGATCAAAGAAATTCGCATGATTGATCCGCTGCGAATTAAGAAGGTTAAAGAAGTAACAACTAAACTTGATAAAGTTACAGGTGTAAAGACCGTTGAAGTTTCAAATGAGTATTACCTTTACACTGATGATATTGGATCGTTGACCACGTCACAGTCCCCACCAATGATGAGTGCAGGTATCAAGATTGATCCTGAGGTTGTAACATATGTTCCTTCAGGATTAACTGACGAAACTGGACGTGTAACCGTTTCTTATCTACACAAGAGCGTTAAGCTGATTAATCAGCTACGCATGATGGAAGACAGTCTTGTCATCTATCGTATTTCACGCGCGCCTGAGCGTCGTATCTTCTACATTGATATCGGTAACCTTCCAAAAGGAAAAGCCGAAGAATATGTTCAGGGGATCATGGCTAAGTATCGCAACAAGTTGGTTTATGATGCCAACACTGGCGAAATTAGCGATGACCGTAAGAGCATGAGTATGCTTGAGGACTTTTGGTTACCGCGCCGTGAAGGTGGTAAAGGTACCGAAATTACAACTCTACCTGGCGGTGAAAACCTCAGCCAAATTGAGGACGTCTTATTCTTCCAAAAGAAACTACATCGCAGTCTTAACGTTCCTCAAAATCGACTTGATAGCGAATCTATGTTTAACATGGGTCGTGTTAGCGAAATTTCTCGAGAAGAAGTTAAGTTCCAAAAGTTTGTCAATCGCTTACGTAAGAAGTTTGCGATACTGTTTATTGACATTCTACGCACTCAGATTATTCTTAAAGGCATAATTACTCCACAAGATTGGCAAGGTATTAAAGAAAACCTTAACGTCGACTACATTGAGGATAACTACTTTAGTGAACTAAAAGACTTCGAAATTCTTAAAGAACGCATCATGACGGTTGACCAACTTGGTGATAAGATAGGTAAATACTATAGCGAAAAGTGGGTTCGTTCCAATATACTTAATCAAAGCGATGACGAGATTAAGCAGATGGACGAAGAAATTGCTGAAGAAAAAGCGAAGGCCGATGCTGCGTCTGCGCCAGATGAATCTGAAATGGATGCAGGCCAACCCGACGAAGAACAACAACAACCAGACGAAGAATAATATATGAGTGATGTAAATATTCAATCAATGATAGATGCGGTTAAATCTGATAACCGTGAAGCAGCTGACACTGCATTCAAAAATGCGATTATGTCAAAGATTACAACTGCACTTGATGTTAAGCGTGTTGAGCTAGCGTCGACTGTGTATAATCAAGCTATTCAAAATGATGCAAAATAATGCATCTTAAGAAGAGCATTTGTATAAATAAATTCCATAATGAAATTAATCACCGAGCATATTGAAGACCTTAGCTACTCTATTGTTGAGAGCGCACAGGGTGGTGAAAAGAAATATATCATTGATGGAGTCTTTATGCAGGCTGAGCAGGTAAACCGCAATCGTCGAGTTTACCCAAAGAAAGTTTTAGAAAACGCCGTAAGTAAATACCTTACGGAATATGTTGATAAAGGACGCGCCGTTGGTGAGTTAAATCATCCAGATGGTCCTACTATTAACCTTGATAAAGTTTCACACCGCATTACCGAACTATCATGGAACGGTAATGATGTTGTTGGAAAGGCGCTTATACTCAACACACCGATGGGCAACATCGTGAAAGGACTACTTGAAGGTGGTTGTCAGTTAGGCGTCTCTAGTCGTGGTATGGGAACCGTTGCATCTAAGAACGGCCGCAGTGAAGTTAATGATGACTTCACGCTATCTACAATTGATATTGTACAAGATCCAAGTGCTCCATCGGCGTTCGTCAATGGGATACTTGAGGGAGTAGAATACTTCTGGGATAACGGTCTACTAAAGCCGCAACAAATTGAGAAATATGAGACTGAAATTAAAAAATCCTCTTCAGCAAATTTGGCTGAAGCCCAGGTGCGTATCTGGAATGATTTCCTCTCCAACCTGTAATTAAGAAAAACACAATGGAAAATAACTTAGATAACCTACAAGAAGACGAAGTCATTATTGAAGACATCGACGTTGACGCCTTGGAAACTCTTGATGAAACTTTGGAACAGGACATCACTGAAGCCAAAGTTAATCCAAAAGAGATTGACGGTGAAGACGACGACGACAAAGAAGACGATGGCGAAGGTTTAGACAACCTCGGCGACGAAGATTCTGACGTTGACAATGATGGAGACAGCGACGAAGCTGATGAATATCTTACTAAGCGTCGTAAGACGGTTGCTAAGAAGATTGCAAAAGAAGACACTGACATAAACGAATCCGAAGATGATATTGATTTAACTGAAGCGTCTCCGTTTATTACCCATGGAACAAACAGATGGCGAGCGTATTATCCTGGCGCTTACAGCGGCACAGGTTATACCAAATATTTCAAAGATGAAGCATCTGCTAAAGCATGGGCTGCAAAGAAAGGTTATGGAACTAAAGTTACTAAAGTTAGTGATGTCAGCAAAAAAGACCATGATGCAATCATTAAAAAGGGCAAGGAAGAAATGCAAAAATCTGGAAAGAATACTGTATTCATTCAGCATGGTAGTAATACACATACGGTAGCTAAGATCAATAAGAAGGGTGAAGCTGGAAGACACCAAGAAGGTGGTACTTATGTGCGTGAAAGCCTTACCGTCGATGAATCATTTGAATCTGAAGATCTACAATTAGACGAAGCAATTAGTGATACTTTAAAAGATTTGATTACTGATTTTATCGGTGCAGCGGGCGATGCTCGATCAGACGAAAACATTGATGATATTCTTTCTAAGATCAAGAAGCAACCAGGCGGCGAAAAGATTGCAAAAGACCTTGAAGATGGATTTGACAAAATCCGTTTTGGGCGTTCAAACAATCAAAATGATGGTAGACCACAAGATCTATCGCGTGCTCCAGGTCGTATTACTAAAGCTGGTAAGTTAAATAAGACTGATGCTGCAAAGCTTAAGTCAATCATCAAAGCTAAGTATGGCATGAAAGAATCATTTGAATCCGAAGATCTACAATTAGACGAAGCAATTAGTGATACTTTAAAAGATTTGATTACTGATTTTATCGGTGCAGCGGGCGATGCTCGATCAGACGAAAACATTGATGATATTCTTTCTAAGATCAAGAAGCAACCAGGCGGCGAAAAGATTGCAAAAGACCTTGAAGATGGATTTGACAAAATCCGTTTTGGGCGTTCAAACAATCAAAATGATGGTAGACCACAAGATCTATCGCGTGCTCCAGGTCGTATTACTAAAGCTGGTAAGTTAAATAAGACTGATGCTGCAAAGCTTAAGTCAATCATCAAAGCTAAGTATGGCATGAAAGAATCATTTGAATCCGAAGATATCACTCGTCTAATTGAAAGCGAAGAAGGTTTAACCGAAGAATTTAAAGATAAAGCTGCTATCATTTTTGAAGCTGCAGTATCTGCTAAGGTTAACGAAATCGAAGCTACTTTGTCTGAACAGTATGAGACTCGTCTGTCTGAAGAAGTTGAAAGCGTTAAGAGCGTTCTTGAAGAACAAGTTGACAGCTATCTCACCTATGCAGTTGAATCCTGGATGGAAGAGAACAAGGTTGCAGTCGAATCTTCACTACGCACCCAACTTGCCGAAAACTTCATCTCGGCATTGAAGACCGTATTCGTCGAAAACTATGTCGACGTACCTGACAGTAAGGTTGACCTATTTGCTCAGCTTGAAGCTGAAAATAACAACCTAAAGGAAGAATGCGCGAAGTTTAGCCGCATCGCAGAATCTCTTGCAGACCGTGTTGATACACTTGTTCGCGAACAGATTGTAACAGAAGCTTCCACTGGTCTCGCAGATACACAAGTCGACAGACTGAAAAAGCTCGTTGAAGACATTGAATTTGTTGATGCAGCTACCTATCGCAAGAAGGTACAAACCATCAAGGAATTCTACCTTAACGGCTCGCAAGAAACTGAAGATACAACATTAACCGAAGGCGCCGATGATTCTTTCATCAGTACCGAAACAATCGTTGAAGGAGAGTCAATGAATGACAACCTATCTCCTGAAATGAAATCCTATTTGACCGCTCTATCAAGAATGAACAAGGCAGTAACTGCCGACCTTCTATAAGATAACGGTTTCCCAAACCCCAAAACAACAACAAAGAAAATAGACTATTATGTTTAACTCCGATAACGCACAAAAAAATTGGGCACCGGTACTTGACGCGCCAGACGCACCTAAGTTCAAGGATAACTACCGTCGTGCAATCACCGCCGTTCTTCTTGAGAACCAAAAGAAAGCTCTTGCTGAAGAACGCGCGCACTCATCCTTCCTAACCGAAGGTAACACAATTGGCGGCTCCGACGTAGGCGGTGGCTCTGGCGCAATCAAGACCTGGGATCCAGTTCTCATCAGCCTTGTTCGTCGTGCAATGCCTAACATCGTTGCATATGATATTGCTGGTGTTCAGCCAATGACCATGCCAACTGGTTTGATCTTCGCAATGCGTAGTCAATATCAGGATGCTTCCGGTGCAAATAGCGCTGAAGCTCTCTTCAACAAGCCAGATACTACCTTCTCTGGTAAGGTGACAACAGCTCAAGGTGAAGCTCTCACCGGTAACGGTGTAAACGGCGGCTATGTTGACCCAAACACTGGAAGCACTGTTCAAATCGGTCGTACTGGTCGTGTGACATCAGGTGAACCACCTATTACAACAGGTGGTTTCGGTCAAATGGGCTTCACAGTCGATAAGACCACGGTTACTGCAAAGACCCGTGCGCTTAAGGCTGAGTACACCATGGAACTTGCGCAGGACCTCAAGGCTGTTCACGGTCTTGATGCTGAAGCAGAACTTGCTAATATCCTATCTGTTGAAATCCTTGCTGAAATCAACCGTGAAGTTATTGAAACCGTTAACCTAAAGGCTAAGACCGGTGGTTATAATGGTTCCGGTAACTACGACATCGACCAAGACTCCGATGGTCGTTGGGCTGTTGAAAAGTTCAAGACTCTTGGCTTCCAACTTGATGTTGAAGCCAACGCGGTTGCTAAGGCAACACGCCGTGGTAAGGGTAACTTCATCATCTGCTCCAGCAACGTTGCTTCCGCACTTGCTGCATCTGGTGTTCTCAACTACGCTCCAGCACTTAGCACCAACCTAAACGTTGATGACACTGGTAACGTATTTGCGGGTGTTCTTAACGGCCGCCTCAAGGTCTTCATCGACCCATTCAGCACTGATGACTACATCACTGTAGGTTACAAGGGTGCAAACGCATACGATGCTGGTATGTTCTACTGCCCATACGTTCCACTTACTATGGTTCGCGCAGTTGACTCTAACACATTCCAACCTAAGATTGGTTTCAAGACTCGCTACGGCATGGTTGCGAACCCATTTGCAGGTGGTGCAGATTCTAGCGAGACTGGAACCAACAGCGCAAACCCATACTACCGTACATTCACTGTTACCGGTCTTTCCGGCGCAAATGGATTTGGTTACAATGGTGTTGCAAACCTTGCATAATCCTTAACGGATAACGTATATTCATGGGGAGCTACTCGAAAGGGTAGCTCCCTTTTTGTCTATAAATACAACTATGGTAACATCCAATAAAAATCTTCTGTCGCTTACTGGATTTAAGTTGCAAATTTCCGGAAATGATTATAGAAATACCGAATACTTTGCGGTATCAGCAACACTACCAAGTATTAACCTTCCAGAAATTGAATTACACTATCGTAACCAACATGGATTCCTACCTGGTGAAAAGATTCAATATGATCCAATAAGCATTCGTATTGCAGTTGACGAAGAACTTAAAGTATATGATGAGCTTTATCAATGGATATTAACTAATGCAAAATCTAAAACTTTAGACGTTCGTGAAATGTCTTTAGTCTTTTTGACTAGCCATAACAATGTGTCGCGAGTAATGCGATTCACAAATGCATTTCCAACTAGCGTAGGTTCCGTTGAGTTTAATACCCAGATGTCCGACGTCGAATATGCATACGTTGATGTTTCTTTTCGTTATGATCGTTTTGAGTTTGTATAATTAAATTATGACATTAGATGATATCTTAGTGATGTGGGGTGCTGACTCCAAAATTGATGAAGTGAATCTTGATGAGACAAGTATTAAGAGCGCGAGTTTACATGCTAAATACCTTGAACTCTACAGCCACGCTAAGCTTCGCCTAAAGAAGCGCGATCATGAACTTGCAGTCTTAAAGAAGGACAAGTGGCTGTATTACAACGGCAAAATGAGTAAAGAAGAAATGGACGCGAAAGGTTGGCCATATGATCCATTCAACGGCCTGACAAAACCGCTCAAAAGCGACATGGATATATACTACGACACTGACTCCGACGTAGTAAAATTGAAAATGGTTGTTGAGTATCAGCAAAACATAGTTGAAACACTAAAAGAAATTCTTGACACTTTACGTTGGAGACACACTGTAATTAAAAACATTTTAGACT